CTCATGATGGATGAAGGTACTACCAACGTCCGAATTCTTCCTTGGAAGAATGACACTGATGGCTTTTATGCTGAGAGTGGTATTCATCGTATTAATGATACGAATTATCACTGCCCTCGTGTAAAAGGTGACCCATGCCCTTTGTGTGATTTGAATCACAGATTGTGGCAAACTAAAAATGATGCAAATATTGAGATTGCTAGAGAAATTAAAGCTCGTAAACGGTACTATATGAATGTTGTTGACCGTCGAGATGGAAAAGTTAAGATTCTCTCTATGGGCATTAAATTGTTTTCCAAAATTTTGGATGCATTTCTTGACGAAGATTTTGGTGACTTGACCGATGTACACAACGGTTGGGATTTTAAAATTGTAAAGGAAAAAAGTGGACCTTGGCCTTCGTTTGATAAGTCTGCACCTCGTCCTAAGTCTTCCCCTGCGGGTACTGACGCCGAGATTGCAACCTGGATGGACGAAATTCATGATATTCACGGTCTTGTAAAAGTTGCTGAGTATGAAACTTTGAAGAATCTTGCGATGCAAATCACTGGAACACCTTCACAGGAAGCTTCTACTACAACTGAGGAGACCACCGATGACGGTGACGAGGATTATCTCTCTCATCTGAAAAATATTCAGAGTAATTGAGAATAATTTAATTAACGTTCTTTTATAGGGGAAGAGGTAAAACTCTTCCCCTTTTTATATGAATAAGAAAAAAATAAAGATTTTGGCGGTGCCAGCAAACACAGGTGGGTGCGCATATTACAGGATTATCATGCCGATGGAGAAGTTGGCAGAAAAATTCCCGGACGATGTAGAAGTAAGATTTAATGAAAATCCGCTAGGTCTACAGCGCATAACAGAGGAAGACGGTAGAGAGAGGATTTCCCCACCGCCCGAAGATTTCGAAACAACAGATTTAGATTGGTGTGATGTTATGTTTACACAAAATATTTCTAATTGGGGGGGACCGTATACCATGAACTTAATACGCACAGCGAAGGAGAAAGGAAAGTTTGTTCATTATGATACAGATGATTTACTTACAAATTTGTATAAAGGTCACAGGTTGTATGATGTGTATCGCGACCAAAAACTTTCGGAGCTTACACAATGGTTTTATCACCATGCGGACCTTGTTACAGTAACGCAGAGAAAGTTTGCGGAGAGAATCTCCCCTTTCTGCCAAAATACGTTGGCTGTAGTACGAAATGCAGTGGATTATGACCTGGAGTGTTGGAATTTAACAAAGACACCAACACCCAAAAAGCTTTGCAGAATGGGGTGGGTAGGTGGAATTCACCACGAAGAGGATGTTAAAGAATTCAGAAGCGTAGCTATGGGTGTGAATGCCAAGGTTGGGCATGAGCGAGTCCACTGGGGATTTTATGGAAGACCTCCTCTGGGTCCTGAAGAAGAAAGGGATTGGCAGCAAGATGTTTGGGATAACTATGAAAAGTACATGACACGAGGAGTGCACCCCAGACACAAAAACTTTGATGTTTTCAATGCTATGCCAGGAAACCAATATGGTGCTATGTTTACTCGTTTTGACGTTGCAATTGCCCCACTTCAGTATAATGAGTTTAATGATTCGAAATCAGAAATTAAAGTTATGGAAGCAGGGAGATACGGTCTTCCACTGGTCGCTTCTGATGTTGGGTGTTATTCTGACGTTATTATTAATGGGGAAACTGGATATTTGGTTTCGAGAGACAATCCAAGGAGTGAATGGATTAAAGTTTTAACAAAGGTATCAAAGGATAAAAAGCATCGTGAGGAAATGGGAAGGAATCTTAAACAAATAACAGACGAAGCTTACGATATTAATAAAATTGTTGGGGGTAGGTTTGAATTGTATCGGGACTTACTTAATCTCCGCAGGCAAGTTAGAGAACATGAGCATCAAAATAGTTAGTGCTTGGTCAGCTCCTGGAGGCTCCACGGTTGCACATATAAATTTGTGTAATTTACTGAATGAGAGTGGATACGATTGCACTTTTTATGGTCCTCATGGATGGCAGGAACATCACTGTCAAGGAGCTTCTATTGATAATTTTAAAGTTAATGAGGGTGACCATGTTATAGCTCATTTTTTAGAAATGGGTAGTCGACCTAAAACAGCTAGCAAGATTATTCTGTCGTGTCACGAAACAAATCTGTTTCCCTTAAAGGGGAAGAAGAAATTTTGGGATGATATACAATTTGTGTCAGAATCTCAAAAGGAGTGGCACGGACTAGACGGTGTGGTTATTCCAAACGTCATAACCCCGCTAGAAAATCATGGTGGCTCACCTGGAGTTGCTGGAGTGATTGGGAGTGTGGATTCTCACAAGCAGACTCACATGTCTATTTCTAGGGCTCTATCGGCGGGATATAAAAAGGTTCTGGTATATGGACTAATTACTGACCAGGAATATTATATGCGCAGAGTTAGACCCTTGGAAGGGAAGAGAGTTTTACTATTGGGACATTTAGATGATAAACAAAAAATGTACGATTCTGTGGAAGAAGTCTTTCATAGTTCGAAGAGGGAGACCTTTAATTTTGTAAAGTTTGAGTGTGAGAAGGCTGGTATAAAGTACAACGGATTAGATTCAACTCTGTCATCCGCAGAGATAAAAACAGATGAGGAAATTTTAGAGCAATGGAAAACCCTTCTAGGGATATAACAGTAATTCTAAATCTTTATAGGCGAGAGCACTATTTGGATGAGCAGATTCAGGCACTTCGAGAGCAGACTGTAAAACCAGACGAAATTTGGCTTTGGCAGAATGGAGACGCACGGAACGTATCTTTCTCACCAGAGAAATATGATTTAGACAAGGTCTTTTCAAACGAGTTTAATTGGAAATATTATGGACGTTTTGCGGCTGCGTTATTGTGTGATACTGAGTATGTTGCTATGTTTGATGACGATACAATTCCAGGGAGTAAGTGGCTTGAAAATTGCCGGAATTGTATGGAAAATGGGTGTGAAGGAATTCTTGGTGGTGCTGGAGTACAATTGAATTCCCCCTATTACGTTGACCATAAAAGAGTTGGTTGGAATGGAGAACCTCCAAATGAAGAGGTTGAAGAGGTTGATTTAGTGGGACATGCATGGTTCTTTAAACGGGATTGGCTGAAGTACCTATGGAGTGAAAGACCTTTTTTGTGGGACAACGGAGAGGACATTCAGTTTTCTTACCTTGCGAAAACTTTAGGTGGTATAAAAACTTTTGTACCTCCTCACCCAAAGAATGACATGGACCTCCACAGTTCAGTGAAGGGCTGGAAGTATGGTACTGATGATAAGGCGAGTTCAAATGGAAGTTTAATGCCAATTGGATTATTTTACCATCAGCGTGACATGTGTGTAAGGCATGGACTTGATAATGGATGGGAGACTGTAAATGATATTGCTAAGTTACGGGACTAGACCAGAGTGGATTAAATTAAAGCCAGTGTTGGAGAAATTAAAAGTTCCACATAAAGTTGTGTTCACTGGACAGCATGAAGATATTTCTGTAGGGACATACGATGAAAGGCTAATTTTTCCGGATTGTGAGAATAGACTTGATTCTGCATTTGCAGCTGTAGCCCAATCGGAGGGTATCTTCGATGACGTTAAATACGTTCTGGTTCAAGGAGATACGGCATCGGCGTTGGCTGTGGCAATGGCAGCCTATCATCGCAAAATAAAGATTGTGCATCTAGAAGCTGGGTTACGTTCTTATAATTTTGAGCATCCTTACCCAGAAGAGTTCTACCGCAAAACTATTACGAGCATTGCATATGCTCACGTGTGTCCTACTTTATACAATGCCAAGAACATAGAAAAAGAACGAGGTCGTGCAGGTGATGAGGAAATGCAGATTTTTGTTACAGGTAACACAGTTTGTGACAACCTTACGAGTTTAAAACCTGAGTACGGGGATGAAGTGTTAGTTACGTTACACAGAAGAGAGAACCATGATTCATTAGGGGAGTGGTTTACAGCGTTGGATGTTATCGCAGAGGCGAATCCCGACATAACTTTCACGCTACCTTTACATCCAAATCCAAATGTACAAAAACACAAGGATGCTTTAAAGAGTGTTAATGTTGTAGAGCCGATTCCGTACGATGAGTTTATAGAGCGACTAAGTAAGTGTAAGTTTGTAATCTCTGATAGTGGGGGAATCCAGGAGGAGTCAGCATTTTTACGAAAAAAATGTATTGTTTGTCGTAAATATACTGAACGAACTGAAGGGTTAGGTGTATTTGGAAGGCTTTGCGCTACCCCAGACGCGTTGCCTTTTATGTTTGAGAGCGTTAATAGAGACTATGAAGTTGGGGAAGTAGCCTGCCCATATGGAGATGGAGATTCTTCGAGCAGGGTTGCACAAGTATTGGAGATGTTAAATGAAGACTTTTGATTTAGAATTTAATAAGTTTAGAAATATGCTGGAAGAGGAGAGGAATTTTGCGTTTACTAGATTTTCAGACGGAGAATTGTTCATTATGCAAAATAAGGAGGTGGAGTTGGCAGAGCAACACTTCGTAACAGGGGATATTACAGGACACGGCATTTATCCCCCTGAAGAGCAAAAACATTTTATCCCGGAGGAGCACCAGTTTTATAGAAATAAGCTGATTGAAGCGTTTCAGTTTCAACATAAGAATTATTTCGTAGGGCTCAGTGGGAGAAAGGATGTTGGAGATGAAGCGTTTGAGTGGCAGCTGGCTCTACGAGGGTCCAAGGATGAGGCCAACCTAACGTTCGCTAACGTGTTTATTAATAACAACTACCGAAGGTATCTTAGAGAGATTCTTCCTCTGATTGATAACCGGGAGATTCTTATGATTGTTAATAAGGGGGCTGACCTGGGAAATTTACCTTTTCACTGTAAAGAGGCTTTTCGTATAGGGTCCAACTGTATGATTGATGATTATGACATGGTAGACAAGGTTAAAGATTTCATTGAATATGAGGGGATTGAGAATCATATTATTTTGTGTGGGGCAGCGTCTCTAAGCAATTATATTATACACCAGTGTTTTGAGGCGAATCCTCGCAACACGTTTCTTGATATAGGAAGCACTTTAAATCCTCTTATGGGTCCAGAGATGGAGGGGTGGAAGCACACTAGAGGGTATTTGACGCATTACTGGTTGGACAGTGGCAGCCCCTACGGTACACAGATTGATGAGTGGTAAATTTTTTCCTTTGATAAAATTTGAGAAAAATTCTTTGATTTGGTGGGAGGAAATACGTAAGTTGAGGAATCTGGAGGAAGTTCAGTCTGGGTTTATAACCTCTGCCGAAATCTCTAGGCAGGAACAAGAGGAGTATATGAGAGAGCACGAGGATAAATTTTTTGTTGCTACTTACAATAATTCTTTTGTTGGCTATATTGGTGTTATAGAGGATGATATTAGATTTTGTGTACATCCAAGTTGTCAAGGAAAAGGTGTGGGGACATTCCTGCTGATGAATATTTTAAAATATTTCCCAAATGCGGAAGGACGGGTAAAAAAATCTAATTTTGCTAGCATTAAGTGCTTTAACAATAGTGGAGTACCTTACACTCTAATCGATGACTAAGAAAATTTTGCATAACCCATACTCCGTTGTTCGGATGTTTGAAGAAGAAGTTGCGGCATATACCGGAGCTCCTTACGCTGTCTCTGTAGACAGCTGTACTAACGCGCTTTTTCTTGGTTGTAAGTATTTGGGCGTTGAGGATGTTAACATTCCAAAGCATACTTACCTTTCTGTGCCTATGTCCATCATACACGCGGGAGGAAACGTTATTTTCGATGATAGAGAGTGGTCTGGAGCCTATCAGTTGGAACCGTACCCAATTTGGGATGCTGCTAAACGGCTAACTTCTAACATGTACAAACCAGGGACATTTATGTGTCTTTCGTTTCATATTAAGAAGACGTTAGCCATTGGGAAAGGTGGTATGATTCTTACTGATAATTTAGAAGCTGTTGAGTGGTTTAAGAAGGCGCGATACGAAGGGCGTAGTGAGAAAAGTTATCATGAAGATGAGATTGATATGCTTGGCTGGAATATGTACATGACCCCACAACAAGCATCCCATGGATTAGCTCTGATGCAAAACTATCCAGAGCACGTAGAAGATTTGGGTGAAAACAATGGATACAAAGATTTGAGTAATCTCCCGGTTTTTAAGGAGTGTAAAATAAAATGAATGAACTAACTTTTAAGGATATTAATAAAGATTTTGAGATTGGTAAGAGAGAGGTGTCTCATGGCTCCTATTGTCTGCCAGGAACTACAGGTGGAATCTGCGTAGATGTGGGTTCCAACGTAGGAGCTTTTGCTTCTCTATGCAGGGATAGTTTTGATACTATTCATTGTATTGAGCCGTCTGCGGAATGTATGCGGCAGGCAATACAGAATCTACAAAGAGACGGCGCTACGAATGTTGTTCTGCACAAGC